CTGGAAGACCTGTTTTGGGGTTAATTGTGAGTGATCCACCACGAGCTTTAGCTAAATGTTGCAATGCACCAAGTTCACCAGAAGTCATATGCACCAAATGAGTGTCTTGACCACGGCCTTGATTTTGTAAATGATGGGCAACTGCAGATAACCCACATTTTGCATATTTACTCATAGCCATTCCTTGATTTAAACCAGCATTTAACTGTTGGTTAATACCAGCATTTACATTAGCATTTGCAGCTAATACTCTGCCGTTATATTCACGGTCAAAAGTTGAATTTGGATTATTCGCTGAATAACGATCTGCAGCCATTTGACCAGCCACAAGAGGTGTAGCAGCACCGCCAGTAAAATACATTGCTGCTGCATTACCTACTGCATTAGCTGCCATTGGACCTGTATTACTGTATCCCTGTGCAGCGTTTTGCTGCATTTCACCTTGTGTAGCACCGCCCATCATATTGACTGTAGGCGTATAGTGCTTATCCATTGTAGGAGCCACGGTTTTATTCATAGCATAGGTAGACTCAGGCGTGTTTGCACCAACAGCAGCCTGTTCGGGATTAGCTTCAATATTAGCCATTTGTAGCCCAGCTACATTAGCAAGTCCACCTAGAAAACCCATAGTAGCCTTTTAAGGTTATTTGGCAATAAGTTTATCATTTAAACGGTAGTTCCACTAGCATTTTTCCAATTAGTACCATTCCACCAAATAGGTATTCCAAGGGTAGTGTCATAGTACAAATATCCTATTGGTACAGGAGTTTGTAGTGTACTAATAGGTCTATTACCTGTAACCCCAGAAGGTGGAATAGTGGCTGCTTGGGTGTAATTATCTATTTGGTTAAAATACAGCCGTAAAGCATTTAATACTTGATCTTGATATTGCTGTGAATATTCAACTGGTCCAATAGGTAAGTTAGGGGCTTTAGAAGCCCTTAAAGTAATAACTTTTGCGGGTGTTGGATTACCAAAAGGATTAACAGCCATTATCTACGTCCATCTGGGCGAATGTCGATACGAGGACTACCTAACTGCCAAGCTACGCCAAGGGTATTAGATTCAATCCTAAACGCTAATTGACGGCCTCTAAGACGGGTATAGACCTGACCGTTAAACTGTTGGACGTTATAAACAGCTACTTTGCTATAGTCTTGTGCGCTTTGAACGCCAGGATTATCCGCTTGTCCATAGGCTGTACCTGAGTTAACCCTTGGGCGAATAGTCATAGTTACTTGTGGTTGATTTATATTAGAGCCGTTAAAGTTAACGTCAGGCAATATACGCCATACAAAACCGAAGTTATGACCATCGCCAATGTCAAAGTCTGAAGATTGAACATAAGAATCTATAGGTAAAGGAGTTTGTCCAGATACATCATCTACGCCTACTTCATGGTTTAAAAGTTGTCCAACACCGCCAGTAATAGTCATGCTTTCTGAAGCTACAGTTTGGCTATAGCTTACTGTATAAGTTCCCTCTCCTCCTGTGCCTGTAAGAAAAGAAGTAACTACTGTTCCAGATTGAATTCCAGATCCAACTAAAGAAGCATTAATTGTTATAACACCAGAAGATAAATTGCTAACAGTAAGGGTATTTCCTGATATTGATCCAATAAATGCTGCACTAGGTGTATACCCAGCAGCAAGTGGATATTGTTGAGTACCCGTTCCAAGCCAAAAAGAACGACTCATATTGCCGTAATACCAAACTCTATCTAAATAGTTATAAATAACATATTTATCAATTTGAGTACCACCGCTAGAATTGCTAACGTAAAACCACCATACTTCGTTATAACCTTCATTAGCACCAGCAAATACTTGATATGCTTGATCGGTATTAATGTCATCAAAAATGTATTGTCTTAATGAGCAAGGTAGAGTTTCTACCCGTCCTGAGTACATATAGAATTTTTCGTTACCCATCCAATAAGTGACGTTATTCACCGTAATCATGGCATTTGGAGACATAATAGATATGTTATCCATCAATATTTGAAAACCCCAAACATAAGGTGTTCCAATGTATTGCATAGAATATATGGCTGAATCAGTCCAAACAAGGATCTCTTGACGAGTAGCCCTAGCTCCCATAATGAATGAGCCATTAGTTAGTGGAAACTCACCTGATTGATTTGTAACTGCTGGAACCCATTGATAAGCATTTTGCTGGTCAGACCAACGGACTAACATTGGGTTAAAAGTACCACTTGTATAGGAATTAGATCCAAATGCAATAACAAATTCTTGGATGGCAGATGTAATAACTTGGTAAGTAGATGATGGAACGGCTGATCCTGTATAGCTGGCATTATTAGCCAAAGTGGTTAAAGATACTGCCCTACTTCCTACGCCACCAGCATCTTGCCAATAATAAATAGGACCGCCACGAGGAGCAATAACAAGGTCTGCACCAAAGTTATCGTTAGACCATAACCTTAATTGATTAGCTACACCTGAGGTAGCACCTGTACCCCAACCACGAGTACCGTATTGTGGATATGCAATAACTGCAGATCCACCGCCTGTAGTGGTAGATGAAGCTACAAAAGAACTAGGTAGCGTTATGCTATAAGTACTGGCTGTTAAAGAAGTAATTGAAAACGTATTATTTAGCATTGGTGCTGGAATACTAGCCACAGTTGTGGCTCCAGAAAATGCTACATAACTGCCAGTTGCTAAAGCAAATCCAGCTTGAGAAACAACTACTACGCCACTTAAACTTGTTGTAGAAAATGGATTTGATCCAAGGGTAACTGGAATAGTTGGAGACCATGCTCCAGCACCCCACCCAGTACCAGATGTTTCTACATCCAAACCAATAGGATATTCATATTGAACTACTACAGAAGAACCGCCACCAGTAGTTGTAGCGTTAGCTGTAGATGTAGCTGTAACAGAATATTGAGTAGAACTATTAATATTGGTAACTGTATATTCACCACTAAGGGTTACACCAGCAACTGCTGTAGCTCCAGAAATAATAAGGTAATCCCCTAAATTTGGGCTGTAAACCGAATCAGTAATTTTAAATACAGCAGATCCATTTGTAGAAGCTATTGGACTAGCACCCAAAGTAACAGTTTGATATATAGGTGTTACATCATTAAATGTTCCACCTTTTTCAATGTAATACTTTTTACTAGTTCCCAATCCAATATAGCTAGATCCAACACCCGAATCGCCATCTAACCATGCCCACATAGAACGGCAAATACCAATAAATGTAGCAGTAGATTGCTTTATCCAACCGCCAATTTTTTCTGGAAATCCAGAACGAAAACGTACTTTATCTCCGTCATACCAACCACCTTCGTTAGAATAGTCAGTACCTTCTCGGTTAAGTCCAGGACGAAATTGTAGTTTCTGTAATGGCATACGGGTTTACCCTAGTATTTCTTTGGCTTTCGCAATCTTTGCTTTTCGGTCATCTAATCCAATTAGACCACCATTGATACGCTTAGTCATTGTCTCGTAATCACCAGTATCTGCCAAGTCATTTAAACCTTTTTTGTTCCAAAACCAGCCAGCACTTAAACACGCATATTCAGCAGTACTAAGCAAATCAGGATTACTAAGAAGATCCACACCAATACCAGATCCACAGTTTGCATAGTTCTCTTTCCCAGTTAATTGGATAAGACCTCTTCCTAAGTATTTTGCAGCCTCTTCTTCACTAATATTACCTAATCTGCCGTTGTAAACTTTTCCAGCAATTTTGGCTGGTTGACGAGCATATTGGTTAGCAATCTCCAAAGTAGGAAAACGGCTAGGCCAAGTCTTCATCAATCCTTCTGCGCTGTAATTAAGGTTTTCTTGTAGGATCTTAAAGTTGCCAGATTCATGAGCGCATTGACCAATAAAGCAAGCCTGGCGTTGAGTGGTATTAATACCATATTTGGCAAAAGTCTCTTCCAATGGGCCTAACCATTTATGGTCAATTCCTAACGCATCTAGTTGGTCGTATGTCATTTTGTAGGGGTAGCGTTATAAATTAATTTATCTTTAGCTTGAGAACCAGCAGAGCTACCAAAATAAAAACTAATTATTGATACCCAAGCGGTGCCAAGACTTCCTAACATGATCATTAAAGCTTGATTAGTTGAATCTACTTTGCCAGTCATTAGACCAAATAAAATACCAAAAAATCCTAAAGTAACACCAAATGCCAATATAGGCGGAACAATAGACTTAGTCTGAGATTGCATGTCTCGAGCAGAGGCACGGTCTTGAACAGCCAACTGTTCAAAGTTTAACCCTAGCTCTTGAGCTGATTTTTGTAGTTCAATCTCAGCTTGTTTAATAGATGCTATTTGGTCAGAGTTTAATTTGCCACTATCTATAGTGTCTTGTACTTGAGATTCATCTATTCCCAAGGCTTTTGATACCGCTGATACAGCCAAACCAGCAAGAGGACCACCAAGACAAGTAGCAATAGTAGGTGCAATTTGTTTAAGCCATTCCATATCATTTTCCTATTTGGGTTTCGTTACTACCTTTACGAACCGTAACCTTTTCACCATCTACATTTACTGAC